TAATAGAGCTTTACAAACATCATTTAAAGGTGATACTGTAAAACCTTTTAGTATTGGTATTAAAGATATAGATGAAGCTATATTATATTATTTTACAGAAGTAATTCAACCATTTGTAATTCAAAATGGTGAAAGAATTCCGGTTCCTATAATATATGGTTCTCCTGAAAGATGGAAATCAATGCAGAAAGATGGTTATTATAGAGATGCAAAAGGTAAAGCGATGTTTCCTTTAATTGTATTTAAAAGAGACAGTATAACTAAAAATAGATCAATTGCAAATAAATTAGATGCTAATAATCCAAACAATTTTGGAGTATTTACTAAAAAATATTCTACAAAAGATGCTTACTCTAATTTTAATGTATTAAATAATAGAACACCTGAAAAAACATATTATGCAACTATTATGCCTGATTATGTTACTATAGAATACAGTTGTACTATATTTACTTATTATGTAGAACAATTAAATAAAATTGTAGAAGCAATTAATTATGCTTCAGACGCATATTGGGGAGATCCTCAAAGATATAAATTCCAAGCTCGTATTGATTCATTTAATACAGTTAATGAATTAACAGATAATACAGAAAGAGCAGTTAAAAGTACTTTTACTATAAAATTATATGGTCATTTAATTCCTAGCATTTTACAAAAAGATATTAATTCTATTAAGAAATTTACTGATAAAACTAAAGTAATATTCTCTTTAGAAGCAACAGCAAACGCAGCAATTCTTTCAGGTGAAGTTAATTCTGATGGTACTGCAACCGAAATGAAACAAAAAGCAGCACAAAGAAAAGCTCAATTAGATCAAAATACTTCAAGGGCAACAATAATACCATAGGTTTTAATATTTATAATAGAATAAAAATTTTTTAAACAAATAATGGCTAGAGTTAGATTTTTAGACCAAGTCCCCGTTGGAGTATATACCGTAAATGGAGGAGGAAGCGGCACAGGTGCCGGTTTTCCTTTTTCAGGTTCTGCAGTAATAACCGGTTCTTTATTTGTATCAGGATCAGATCCTTTATCTGCTACTTTACCTGTTCAAGATATACATTATATAGTTACTTATAATCCAGTAACAAACAATATAGGATACGTTGACTCAACTTCAGGTACAAGTGGATTTTCAGGATCTTCAGGTACTGCCGGACAATCAGGTACAAGTGGAACTACAGGTTCTTCTGGTACTTCAGGAGCTACTGGTAGCAATGCATCAAGTGGAGTAGCAGGAACTTCAGGTTCAACAGGTTCTTCAGGTGTAGCAGGTCAAAGTGGAGCTTCATCAACAAGTGGAACTTCAGGTTCGACTGGTACTAATGGTTCAACAGGTAATGCTGGATCAAGCGGTGGATCTTTTACTAGTGGAACTTCAGGTTCTACAGGATCTAATGGTTCTTCAGGTGTAGCAGGACAAAGTGGTTTAAGTTCAACTTCAGGTTCATCAGGTTCAACAGGTTCAAATGGCTCATCAGGTAATGCTGGAAGCTCAGGAAATAGCTCAACTAGTGGAACAAGTGGTTCTACTGGTTCAAATGGTTCTTCAGGTGTAGCAGGACAAAGTGGTTTAAGTGCAACTAGTGGAACTAGCGGTTCAACAGGATCTAATGGTTCTAGTGGTGCTAATGGTTCAAGTGGTCTTTCCGCTTTAAGTGGAACTTCAGGTTCAACAGGATCTAATGGTTCAAGCGGTGCAGCAGGACAAAGTGGCTTAAGTGCAACTAGTGGTACTGCTGGATCTACAGGTTCAACAGGTTCAAACGGTGTAGCGGGTCAAAGTGGATTAAGCTCAACTTCAGGCTCATCAGGTTCAACAGGTACAAATGGTTCTACTGGTATCGCAGGTACTAGTGGAAATAGTAATACATCCGGTACTTCAGGTTCAACCGGTTCAAATGGTTCTTCAGGAGATGCTGGCCAAAGTGGTTTAAGTGCAACTTCAGGAACAAGTGGCTCTTCAGGTTCTAATGGGTCTGCAGGAGTTGGAGGTCAAAGTGCAACTTCAGGAACTTCAGGATCTTCAGGTTCATCAGGCTCTTCAGGTGTAGCAGGACAAAGTGGTTTATCTGCAACTAGTGGAACATCAGGTTCTACAGGATCAACAGGTTCAAATGGAGTTGCTGGTCAAAGTGGACTAAGCGCTACTTCAGGTTCTTCAGGTTCAACCGGTTCAAATGGTTCTACAGGTGTTGCTGGTACAAGTGGATTAAGTGCAACTTCAGGAACTTCAGGTTCATCTGGTTCTTCAGGTTCAACAGGTTCAAATGGTGTAGCTGGTCAAAGTGGCTTATCTGCTACTTCAGGAACATCAGGCTCTTCAGGTTCAAATGGTTCAACAGGTAATGCTGGAACTTCAGGTGATAGTGCTACTTCAGGTACAAGTGGTTCTACAGGATCAACAGGTTCTGCAGGTGCCGCAGGTCAAAGTGGTTTAAGTGCAACAAGTGGAACTTCAGGTTCTACGGGTTCTAATGGTTCTGCTGGTATAGCAGGTACAAGTGGTTTAAGCGCAACTTCAGGAACTAGTGGTTCTACTGGTTCTACAGGTTCAAGTGGTGTTGGTGGTCAAAGTGGCTTATCAGCAACAAGTGGAACTTCAGGATCTACAGGTTCAAATGGTTCAGCAGGAGCTTCAGGTTTATCTGCAAGTTCAGGAACAAGTGGATCTTCAGGTTCAACAGGTTCTTCAGGTGTAGATGGTCAAAGTGGTTTAAGTGCAACCTCAGGTACTTCAGGTTCAACAGGCTCAACTGGTTCTAATGGTGTAGCAGGTCAAAGTAGTTTAAGTGCAACTAGCGGAACAAGCGGATCTACGGGTTCAAATGGTTCAACAGGTAATGCTGGAACTTCAGGCTTAAGCCAAACTTCAGGCTCATCTGGATCTACAGGTTCAAGTGGTAGTTCAGGTAATGCTGGACAAAGTGGTTTATCTGCAACTTCTGGATCTTCAGGTTCTTCAGGAACATCAGGTTCAACAGGTGTAGCAGGAACAAGTGGAGATAGTCAAACATCAGGAACAAGTGGTTCTACAGGTTCAAACGGATCTAGTGGTAATGCTGGTCAAAGTGGCTTATCAGCAACAAGTGGAACAAGCGGTTCAACTGGTTCTAATGGTTCTGCTGGTGTAGCAGGCCAAAGTGCAACTTCAGGATCTTCGGGTTCATCAGGTTCATCAGGCTCTTCAGGTGTAGCAGGTCAAAGTGGTTTATCCGCTACTTCAGGTTCATCTGGTTCTACAGGTTCAAATGGCTCTTCAGGTATAGCAGGTTCAAGTGGTGCTTCAGCAACTAGTGGAACAAGTGGTTCTACTGGTTCTACTGGTAGTTCAGGTGTGGATGGTGCTAGCGGATTAAGTGCAACTTCAGGTACTTCAGGTTCAACTGGTTCGACTGGTTCAAACGGTGCAGCTGGACAAAGTGGTTTAAGTGCAACAAGTGGAACTTCAGGTTCAAGTGGTTCAAATGGTTCTACAGGTAACGCTGGAACTTCAGGTTTAAGTCAAACATCCGGTTCTTCAGGATCTACGGGCTCGAATGGCTCTAGTGGTAACGCTGGACAAAGTGGTTTATCTGCTACTTCAGGTAGTTCAGGTTCAACCGGTTCAAATGGTAGTTCAGGTATTGCCGGTTCAAGTGGAGCTTCCGCTTTAAGCGGAACTTCAGGTTCAACAGGTTCAAATGGTTCTTCAGGTGACGCAGGCACAAGTGGAACATCAAATATAAGTGGAACTTCAGGTTCTACAGGTTCAAACGGATCTAGCGGAGATGCAGGTTCAAATGGTTTATCTGCTTTATCAGGAACTTCAGGTTCAACTGGTTCTAATGGATCTAGTGGAGCAGCAGGTTCAAATGGCTTATCTGCTTTAAGTGGAACTAGCGGTTCTACAGGATCTAATGGTTCTTCAGGAGCAGCAGGACAAAGTGGCTTGAGTGAAACTAGTGGTACGGCTGGTACTTCAGGTTCAACAGGTTCAAATGGTGTAGCTGGTCAAAGCGGTTTATCTGCAACTTCAGGATCTTCAGGTTCATCAGGTTCATCCGGATCTTCAGGTGAAGCGGGTACAAGTGGTTTAAGTGCAACTAGTGGAACAAGTGGTTCTACAGGTTCAAATGGCAGCTCAGGTTTAGCAGGAAATAGTGGTGCTAGTGCAACATCCGGAACCTCAGGATCTACAGGATCTACAGGTTCTAATGGTGCTGCTGGTCAAAGTGGTTTTAGTGAAACAAGTGGAACTTCAGGTTCATCCGGTTCAAACGGATCAACAGGTGTAGCCGGTACTTCAGGAAATAGTCAAACCTCAGGTTCATCTGGTTCTTCAGGTTCAAATGGATCTTCAGGTAACGCGGGAGCTTCAGGTTTAAGTAATACATCTGGATCTTCAGGCACAACGGGTTCAAATGGTAGCTCAGGTGTTGCTGGTTCAAGTGGAGTTTCAGCTTTAAGCGGAACTAGTGGTTCAACCGGTTCAAATGGATCTAGCGGAGACGCAGGTTCAAATGGGTTATCTGCTTTATCAGGTACTTCAGGTTCAACAGGTTCAAATGGATCTAGTGGAGATACAGGATCAAATGGTCTATCTGCTTTATCAGGCACTTCAGGTTCTACAGGTTCAAATGGATCTAGCGGTAATACTTGATCAAATGGCTTGTCTGCCTTATCCGGAACTTCTGGTTCTGCAGGTTCAAATGGTTCATCGGGTGCAGATGGTCAAAGTGGTTTAAGCGCAACTAGTGGAACAGCAGGTTCAACTGGTTCTACAGGTTCAAACGGAGTAGGAGGCCAAAGCGGTTTAAGTAATACTTCAGGTTCTTCAGGAACAT